CTCGCCTAAAGTTATCTTTGCTTCTTCTAAACGAGCGTTCAAAATTCTTTGGCTGTTTGCCATTCCGTCAGCTGTGCGGGCAAAATCGCCTTGTGCATCGGTGGTCTGAGATAGCACAACCTTGTGAGCTGCTAAAACTTTCTGCTGAGCTGTAAGCGTCCCAGTGCCGCTATAAATGCCCATTTCCATCGCTTTGGCTTTTAAGGTGGCATCATTGAGCAAAACACCATAAGAGCGAATTGGCTCTGACTCGCCGCGAAGGGCAGCGCCTAAAGCGACAATTGCCTGATCGACTGAAGTGTTATTAAAGGACGCTAAGTCTGAAGCTAGCTTGACGAACTCGATAGAAAACTTTGAAAGGTCTTGTCCGGTTAGCCCAGCAGCTTTGCCAAAGGTAGCAAAAGTGCTGGCTGCGTTCTGAGCTTGTGTTCGAGTCTGTCCTAGGCTGCTAGCAGCTTGAGAAGCAAATTTTCTAATTTCATCGGAAGCAGCGCCAAAAATCACTTGAACTTTAGAAGTCGATTCGGCTAGGTCTGACGCAGCGGCTACTGCTTCTTTTCCGACTTTGATTGCCATCGCACCAGCGGCAGCACCGACAGCGGCTAGGGCTACTCCGGCCTTCTTTGCAAAATCTCCAAGTTTATCGCCAAAGCTCAGCGTCTCTTTATTGGCGTCATTCATACCCCGGACGAATTGCTTCGTCTCAGCAAGGACTTCTAGCTTTAACGTTCTGTAATCTTGTGCCATTAGTTTTTCCAGCCCTTCACTACTTTATTAACTTCGCGCATCCACATCAAAGTCAATTGAGGCTGAATTTTGCGAAGGGACGGATAGATAAACCAACCTCTTGATCCTCGACCGTAACGACCAGACCACTCTGGGAATTGCTTAAATCTCCGGCTACCAAATTCAAGTCCTCGCCAAAGCTTTTGCGTTGAGCCGCCTCCACTGAAACGCTGACCAGCGAAACCATAAGATAAACGCCCTGTCTTTGAAGTACGAGAGATTGATGCACCTTCGGCCACTCGTCGTGTCCCAGCGTTGTTTTTTGTTCGGCTTGTGGCTGCTGAGGAAATTTCGTCTTTTGCCAAAGTTGCAATTTCGTATGAAACTTTTCGGGCAGCTTCAACAGATTCTTCGCCCATAGCTGTAAAAGTCTTAGCAAGAGAAGCGAGCTCGCGCTTACTATACGCGCTAAATTCAACGTTGTCGCCCACCGTTTCGCTTCTCCAAAATCTCTAAGGCTGTGAGTATATCTTCCGCTTCTGTCCAGTATTGCATCGGTATCTGTGTCGCTATCGCTAGCTCCACAATTAACCGTCCTAGACTTCCGCGTTTGTGGCTTTTGGGTCATTCACCCCGGCAGTGCAATCTGCAACGGTGTCCATCCAGATTTCAAAAGATTTGACTGGCTTACCAGCCGCCTCTCTTTTCATTGAATGGTAAGCGAGAAAGAGCAGGTCGTACATTCCAATTCCCTCATCGAGCTTTGAAACGACTTTACCAGTGCTCTTTTCCCACTTGGCCCACTCAGGCGGAGCAGCATAGTAGGTCTCTGTCTGTCCTGAGTTGTATTCAATTGTGATTGGTAATTTCATTGCTCCCGATGCTCCGATCTATTAGCTAAATGACTCTGATGGCTGTCCTACGACAGTCAAGGTCCAAGTGTCTGTGAGTGCTCCTGGAGCAGCGCCACCAGCGCTTGGGAAGATTGGTAATACGTTAAAACTAAATACTGCACCAGAGGCAGCTGTAAAAGATACAGCTACGGTTGTGTTAGGTGCAGTTTCAGCGTTAGACCACATTGACTCGAACAAAGAGCCGTGAGCGCCTGAAGCGCCCCAGTCCTGCAAGAGCTCAATTGTGAATGTCCATTGCTTATCAACGGACTTGTAAGCGCGGCCATCAAGAGTCTGATAAGTCTCGATAATGGTCTCAGCTGACAAAGTCGCTGAAGTTGTTTGAGCGTCATATGGCTTCGTGTCAAGTGTGAAGGTCACATCGCGCCCTGTGATAATTGTTGTCATTGGGTCTCCTATGCGGTTTGCTCGTAGCGGACGCTCAAGCGAATATCAGCACACAACAGGTTTGTTGTGCCGACTGTGAGCACTGATGGTTTTTCGACCACCGAGAGCTCGTACTTGGACGCGTTCAAAGCGCCAAGAATACTAAGTACCAGTTTTTCTAGGTTATCAAGTGAAGCTGCGTTAGAGAAGTAAGCGACACAAGCGGTAATTGTGTAATTCAATTTCACTCTAGTTGTGACTTTTCCTAAAACTTCTAATTCCATATATGGCGAATCAGGAACGATTGCAACCGCTGGAACTATTGGAGCTTCTGGAACGTGATCATAAACGTTTGCAGTGACGTTAGCTAAAGCTGTCTTTATACTGCCTCGAATATCCTCTGAAATGCTGGGCATTATCCCACCATTGTTTCAACATCTAAATAAGGCCCAAGCAGCCCAGTTACTTTTGCCAAAAGGTTTTTTGAAAGTCGGTAAGGTGTTACGGCAAAATCTATGCCTTCGATTGCTCCTCCGGCGGCTGTACGAGATTGAAAGATTTCGACAGCGATAGCCAAAACTGCAGCTTCAACGTTGGCATTTCCGATGTATGTCGATAATCCAGAGAGCGCAGCGTTTCCGGCTGGGATAACGTTTTTTTCCAATATGTCTGCATTTGTGATGGCGACGGTAAAGACATAATCAGTTATTTCATCATCGGTTACTGTGTGAGTGCCATTGAAAGGTGATCCGCAGCCAGTAATTACAACGGATTGGCCTTGAGTGAATTCGTGAATTGTTGCGGTTTCAAAATAAGCAACGTTATCGGTCAATTTTACTTTATTGATTTTGCTTTGGAAAGTGACCAACATTGGCAAAACTAAATTCTCACTAGCGTCGCAAATATCGTTCAAATAAGCATCGTTATACAGGGATGACGAGACGCCAAGAATGGTGCGCAGCTCTGTGGCTGTTACGATTGTTGGCATCTCGTTATCCTTTCAAGCTATTGGGTGAGCGGCCAGCTCGGGAGCGGACTGGCCGTCACTTTTGTTCTTACTAAGCGTTGTCGTTCGCTGTGTATCCACCAGGTAGCTTTGGAGCTACTGCTGCATAACCGTAGTACATTACGGAAATCTGGCCGGAAGCGATGACGTTGGTCTGAAGGGTCAGACGTGGGCTTTCGTAGAATGTCAAAGCATCTGGGTTGATGACATAGATTGATCCATCGCCAGTGCCGGAAAGTGAGCGAGAAACGTATAGGTCAAGACCAGCTACGTTGCCTCGTACTGATTGCGGTGAAAGTGCTCCACCAGCGTTTGATGGCTGAGACGCGATATAAATCGGACGTCCTGCATCGTTTAGGCCCATAATTTCAGCCCATACATCTGGAGAAACTACAACGTTGCGAGCAAAGCCAAGTGATCCGGTGTAGACGTTCTTCGCTGCGTTAGCAAAGAAAGCAAGGTAGTTAGCTGCTGTTGCGCCAGCCTTAGCGGTTGATGCACTTGCAGTTGCAGAAGCGCGAGAAACAGCATAAGCATCAGTTGCCTTTGCGTATGCAAATTCCATCTGGCGTACTAGCTCAGAGAAGAAAGCTGGTGAGCTTCTGTCAATTAGCTCGACAGATACGGTTTGCTGGCCAGCGAACTTCTTGACATCCACAGAAATATAAGCTGTGCCCATATCTGTCTCGGATGGTGTGCCTTCCTCATTTGTCAAAGCCACTGTTGGCGCGGTGTTGATGCGAGGCAATTCGAAGGTCATTCCGGAGGCTGCAAGAGTCTCGCGAGATAGAGCATCGATAAATCCGCGATCACCATTTGATACACCGTTGATTAGTGTTGTGCTTTGTGGTGTTGGGATAAAACCAGCGTTGTCTGTTGTGTTATCAGCAGCGCGTAGGTATGAGCGAGCATCGTCATCGCCAAGTGCGGCGCGGATGCTGTTTTCTAGGTACTTCGCCTTTGTGAACTCAAGGCGAGGAGCGGTGTAAAACGCTGGCTTTGGCGCAGCGGCTTCCACCTTGGCTGCTTCTACCGTTTCTTCGGCAGGAGCAGGAACGGTAGTGTCAGACACTTGTTCTCCTTCGGTTGGTTTGTCCTCTTCGGCGGTTGCCGGAGCGGAATCTTCTTGTGGTGCTTCATTTTCGGACGCAGCTACTTCGCTGACGCGGGCTGAGTCGATTGCAGGATCAGTTACTAAAGAAACTTCGTCAAGAGTGGCTGAAGTAATCTGCATTACGCCTTTGTTGTTTACCCACTCGTTAATTTGTGCGCCAACGCTAAAACCATCGCGCAAACCTTCTGTGGCCTCGATTAACGCGTCTTCTCCGGCCATAGTGTTGGCGATTTTGAACGTAGCCACAATTCCATCTTTGGTTACTTCGTGAGACATCATTTTACCAATTGGACGAGTGCGGTCGTGCTCAAGTAACAATTTGACTGGTTTCATTTCAATTGAATCAGCAGCGAAAACGGTTGGGCCTACTGAAGTGTTGCCCTGCTCATTCCAAGTTACGATAGTGCCGCTAATTGTGCGCTTTACAGTATCGGCCGCCGTGACGGTCATTGGCATATTAATTTTCATTAGGAATTAAATCCTCTTCTCGTTGAATCTGCTCAACGCTCATCGCGCCGATACGATTTAGAATTTCATAAACTTGAGCGCGCTCTAGCGCATTGCCGCGCAAGAAATCGTCAAGTGCAAATCTGACCATTACTGGATTTGGTACAAAGTCCGGTAAGGACAGTCTTTCCTCGATAGCCTTTAAGATTGGACGTAGCGAGAAATCTACAAGGGAACGGCGCTCTGATACGGCATTGCTATAAGTCATTGTGGTTGTTTCAGCTGATAAGAAATAGGCTGGGATGCCACAAGCTCGGGCCAATTCAAGTGCAACGTATTGACGAGCCTCAGCAAGCTGTAATGACTTAGGATCAAAACCAAATTCTTTCAAATCTACGTCAGCGTTTAGAAAAGCTGTTGAACGAGATTGACGAGCAGTCTTCCAAGCGGACAATAATGCAGAAACTCGTTCAGCAGTTAAATTAGTGCCATTTGATTTGAGAATCATTGAAGGCGCTGGCTCTTTTGCGTAATTGACTGCTGCGTTTTCTAAAAATACTGCTGCGCTTATTGTTTTACCAGCTCGGTGCAACAAGCCTTCATCTGGCCCATCAAAACGAATGATTGAGCCGACACCGTTCATTGGTACAGCTGATCCATCGACGCGGTAGCCAGTTATCTCGGTGTTATTTGCGTTTGTCTCGACCGTTACGCGATCTGGTGAAACGCGAGTCCAAGCTCTTACGCGACCACCATCGGTCGTTGAATACATTTCAAGGACTTGACCATAACCGACGCCGTATAGCCAAATATCTTCGGCCAACCAATTGTAAATGACAAAGCCGGCGACTCGTGGATCAGGCTGATTAATAACGCGTTGCGGATCGACAAAAGCTCCGGTTATTCTATTGAATGTCGTTAAAGGTAGAGAGCCAATCGTTCCGCAAATAATATTTCGAGCGCGAGCTACTGAAGGGACGCTCATTGCCAAAGCTCGGGTTGTGTTAGTAGCGCCGCCAAGAATGTTGTAAATTTGATCTTGTATTTGAACAGGAGTCAAAGCCGCAGTTACATCTACGCTTTTAGCAGCTGACACTTGTGGAAAGAAGAAATCTTTGAAAGCACCCATTTGGCTAAATTGTAGGGGTGTTGTGCTACAAGATAACTATATCGACGCCATCATTTGGCTTTGTGGCGTAATGAGTCGCCATCGCAGAAGCAACAGCTCCACAAATAACCGCATTGGATACTTTACGCCCCATTACCCAGCCGCCATCGCCGAAAGGGAGCTTAACGGCGGCTAGGCATTGGCGGGTCAGCTCTTCTTGTCCGGAATGAGCCAACCGCTGGGATGAGATTGCTCCAAGCAACTCATCGCAGCTTTGCGCATAGTCAAGACCATCAATAGGTTCAG